TGCGAAGTTGACCAGTTTTGTGTAGTTACTCATTAGATCATCCTTCCAAGTAATGCTTGAATGTTAAACTCCTGAAGTGAAAATGGTTGTCCATCAACGTCTACTTCTACCCCGACAGTAATAAGCGTACCAGTCCCTGTCGTGTTAATTGCTTTCTTTAGAATCTCTTCGCTAGTTGCAGAATACTCAGCAATACCATACTCACCTACACCATACTCTGCTGGTACAATAGAGGGTAGCTGTAAGAAGTCTGTCGCGTACGACTGCGAGAAGTCATACCCCCACTTAACCTTCACTAACGTAGCACTGCCAGCGATGATTGTCGGTATAATCTTCTTCAGCATCTTAAGCCTGGCGGCGTCGCCAAAGCTCAATGGGTTGCTGAAGTAACGTAGCTGATAGCCACTGCCGTTGTCAGTAAAACCCGTGTACTCGCCTACACCGTTAATGTTACCAGACAACAACGTACCATCAGACTTACGGGCAAAGCAGTTGAATGGAGATGCTGTCCACCGCGTCACTCTGTGACTACCGTCCTCTAGCGCCCCTCTCATGTCAAAGCAAAAGGTGATGTCTTCAGTCGGTAGTGTGATTAAGTAGAAGGCGTTCTCTGGCGAGAACACAGACTTAACACCTGCCGTGTTACCTTGTACTAACGACATAAAGTCATTACGTATGTTTCTACTCATGTCTCTCAACGGCATTGACTTCTGCTGTATAATGCGCGAGAAGCTCTGTAGCCCAACGTGCGACAAAAAGATTAAGTCATCACCAGTGCTTTGTATGCTGTCGCGTTCTATACAGCCAACGCCAGCGATGGTGTCAACTAGCTCCATAGTTGCTGGAGACTCAGCACCTTGGTAGACAACAAGAGAGTGACGACCAAAGATGACTAAGAAGCCGTTGTGTGCTGCTAAGCCTGTCACTTCGTCATAGCCATCTGGGAATACTTTAGCAATGTTGATAGAGCCAGACGTACCACCACTCCAAGCAACACCAACTAAAAGGTCTGACCAGTAAACCGTTTGTGAGCTAGAGTTACACGCCCATAAACGACCATAAGCGGCTATGACTTCGTTAGCGCTTGGGGGTGTACCTACGTTGTCTGGGTGGCTAACAATAGTAGACAAGCCATTAGCGTTATCGTACACCAGAGGAACATGACCATTCTGGAAGAAGTACATCTTGTTGTTAAAATTAACCATCTTCCAATCATTAGCAGTGATAGTGTACGCCGCTGGTGTGATATCAGTAAGCGTCGTAGTCCCACTAAAGATTTTATTGTTAGCGGCAGAGAATATCTCCTCATTACCACTGCTGTCTTCAAAGTACCCCATTGACTCAATCTCAGCAGAGCCTAACGGGGTGTTGTCTGTAGTGATGACATCAAAGCCCTTACGCGCCCCTATCCTGCCATATCTGTCAATGACGCAGTTATCAGCCACAGCAGCAAACGAAGGATCAGACGTAAGAGGTGAGTCTTGCGTATTCAATCCCTTGAACGCTGGTGCAGCTATTGTTATGTTCTGTAACGGCTGAGCCATAATTACACCACCGCGTAAATGGTTTCTTCAGGGTGTTTGATTGCGTCTAGTGCAATCGCATCGCTTAACATCTGCTGTGCTAACAACAACAACTCGCCAGAGCTTTGACCACCGGTCTCGCCACGCTCACGCGACGCCAGGGCAACAGCCATGTGAATGATCGGTAGCGTTGGTATAGTCACTTCGTCAGTGTCAGCTTCTAACTCAGCTGTTCTCAAGACAGCGTTAAAGCGTAGGGTGTACGCTCCGTCAGGGATTGGTGAGATATCTACGGCAGTGTCACCGTTTGCGTCAACACCGTTAAACGTATAGTAACGTGGTGAGCCAGACGCAGGGGCGCTTAGTAGAAACGTCTTATTAAACCAATGCTGATCTTTGTATTGAATGAAGAAGTTTGATGTATCGTTAATGACGTCTAAGATTTTAGCGCGGTTGCCGCTGCCGGTCAGGACGTAGTTAAAGATGTCGTCGGTGGTGGTAACCGTCAACGTTGTACGTAACGCAGACCAGTCCCAGGCGTCTTCAACTAAACGCTTAGCGTCATTCACTAGCTCGCCTACTAACGCCGAGTAAGTGGATTGACTGACTGTGTCTACAGTGTTTTCACGTAAACGCGTTAACACTTTATTAACCAGCTGTAAGTATGTCATGCTTGTAGTCTCGCTAGTAATTCAGCTAAATAGTCTTTTGCTTGTGTTGGTTGTGGTAGCTGTACTTTTGTTAGTTGTGTGTTTAAGTCTTGCGTAAACGCTGTTGCCGGTGTAGCAGAACCACCACCACCTCCGCCTTGACCAGACAACAAACCTAAGCCGATGCCAGCGCCTAAGCCTAGTCCTTTACCCTCGCCATAACCTTCGCCATACCCTTCACCAAAGCCAGCTTCTCCAGCAGCTTCAGCATTAGCAATACCTTCAGCGATAGCTGCTTCAGTAGCTGCTTGTGCGTCTGCTAAAGAACTCTCTAGCTCACTGATGGTAGAGGTAGCGTCAGACAGCTCAGACGACAGGTCAGTAATTTCACTCTCTTTTGCTTCTATCTTACCTTCTAAAGTTTTAACGTTAGAGGCGTTAGACTCTACAGCCTTGTCGTACTCACTCTGTAGCGTTGACAACTCTGACTGTGCTGTGTTGAGTTTAGTTGACAGGTTGTTTGCTGTCTTTGTTACTTCTGTTATTTTACCTGTTATGGTGGTGTTCTCTTTTTCTAAGTTTTTAAGCAGGTCTTGTAAGTTTAGAATAGTCGCATTAGATTCCGAAGCCGCAGCTTCTGCCTCTGCTTCAGTGTCGTACACAGTTGTAAGAGGGTCTTCTGGTAAGTTATAAATAGGTTGTACGTCACCTTCAATAGTGTCCGCTACATAGCCAACAGGCTCAGGCGCTGACGGTGCAACGTAGCCTTCCATAGGATCAATGTCGTTATACGCATCTTGCCATGTGTTATCTGTGTAGTTTTCCCAATCACCTATTAGCTTATCTTTTATTTCAGGATCGTTTTCGTTTAAGATAGCTTCATGAATTTGTCTTGCTACTAAACTTTCAGGACTTTCTGTATACAAGTCGTTAGCTGTTATAACAACAGGCTCTTCAGCGGATACGGTATCGTCTGCGGTTGTGTCAGCAAACACAGTATCTGTTTCACCTGTTAAATCCTCTAACGTTACTTCTTCTTCTACAGACTCAGCAGGTGGCGGAGTAGGCACTATAGGCTCTGCCGTAGGCTCTGGTGTAGGTGTAGGTGTAGGCTCTTCTGAACCGCCACCTCCCTCAACTTCTTCAGTTACAGGAACTGGAGTAGGCAAACCTGTAGTAACTGTTGTTTTTTCATCTGTAACACCTACAGCAATAGGTTCTTTTTGTTCAGGGTCTAACTCAATGCCTAAGTTTACATCTAACTTTGGTGCTTCACCTACGCTGTCTTTATAAACTTTTGCTGCTGTAGTGGCTATATCTCTGATTGTGTTTAAACTGATACCTAAGTTTTCTGCCACTTCTGGGTTACTAGCTACTTCGTTTGCAAAGTTAATAATTACGTCAGCATCACCCAGATCAACAGGTGTCCATGATGGATTAGCAATAGCGTTCCCAATAGCGCCTAAAACATCACCTAAACCTTTACCAGTGTCTGCGCCTATTTGACCTAAACTACCTGTAAAAGTACCACCCGTTAAGCCTTGCTTTGTTAAACCTGCTGGAACAAAAGAGCCTGAGTCTGCTACTTCTACAACAGACGTACCAAAGCCCATCTCTTCGCCTAACTTATTTAATGTATTTTGTACATCAAGGTTTGTAGCTAAAGCGTTTAAGCCGTAGTCTAAAACACCTGCTGTTGCCATTGACGTTAATACATCACTAACATCACCGCCAGTAGCGGCTGTTTGTATTCCAGAAACAATAGCACTGCCTAAAGCATTAGACCCTGCTGTTCCCAGAGCAGCTCCTAACGAAGAGCTAGCAATAGCGCCACCAAGCGCACTACCGATTCCAGCCGTAGCGACTGCTATTGCTATAGCGGGTAAAAAGTCTTTAAACTTTGCGTCCTTAACTTCTAAAGTTCTAATCTCTTGACCAGCAATAGGGTCATAAATATAAGTAGAACCATCCTTTGTTTGTCTGTATAGGTCAACACCGTATGACTGATACAAAGCATTAATCATAGGGTCGTGAGTATAAGCGTACTGAAGAGCGTCAGTATACTCTAGTCCCTGTGTTGCCTGAATGTACGGTATTGACTTTTGTAGGATAGGCTCAACTAAAGATTGAAACTCAGACATAGCTTCCTGAGTAACACCATACTTGTGTGCATTACTGTAGTTAGAACCTTCGTTCACGGCAGGTTGAAAGTCAAAGCCATAGTAGGCTGACAGTGCCTCTACAGGACTAGCACCACTTGTAAGCGCCTGATAAGCTCCCTGAACGCTTTCATTAGTAACCTGACCCTCAGGGTTATCATAGACAGAAAATGCGTCAGAAAGCCCTACAGAAGCTCTCAGCTCTGCTGGGTCACCTTGGTACGTTCCTCCTGACTGCTTAAAATAATTATTATAAATGTCGTCTCTACGGTTCACCTTTTTAGTTGTGTCACCACTTTGGACACCACCAAGGAAACTTGAGTACTCGTTGAATATCTGAGTAAAGTCTTTAGGCTGCTGAGGTTGTACTTGACCAAAGTTAAACATACCTCCTTGTAAACCTGTTAAGTCTATACCTGTAGGCAGGTTTAAACTAGACAAATCAAAATTAGGAATTTCTGGTTGTTGCCCCATAACTGGAGCTTGAGGACGCTCCATAACACGTGTTAAAACTTCCTGAGGTTGCTGCGCAAGTTGCTCTGTAGCCTGAGGTTGTTGACCCATAACAGGCATTGTCTGCTGAGGGGCTAATTGAGGTGCTCTAGGAGGCATAGGCATACCAATAGCGCCACGACCTCCTCCGTCCTGCATAGTGGCTGGTAACATATCGCCAAATAAACCTTGTACTATTGCCACTATTTATTCCCCCACTTACTCAGTGTTCTTATTCCAAAGCTAGCTGCTACAGCTGCACCTAA